CTATAAAACCTTTGAGAGAATCAGAACAAATTATGCAACTTGGGGGTGGTCTAAAAACCGATTACCCACTTTTTCAATCGGATGGGAATTTTAATTTTAAGGGAGGTACACACTCCTAAACTTAATTATTTGATTTAAGTTTGAACTAAAACGGCATGAACGATTTAATTTTAAAAACAGTAATTTTTATTTTAAAAGATAAAAAATCAGGCAAACCCTTTGTCGTTACCCATTTTCAAGGTTTTGAAAATGACGATGAAGCCAACGACTTTAGCAAATTCCTAACCGAACAATTCAGCGGAGATATTCTCAAATCCTTCGACTCCCTTGAATCCTTCGACACAGAAAATCCACCACCCAAAAGAACGCTGCACTAGGATAATGAATCTTGCCTGAAACCAAGACTTATCAACCCTTGCCAGACCCACTTGCTATCGCTGCCAGTGGAATAGATGGACTAGGGATCTTTGCAAAAGAGAAAGTGGAAAAGGGAAGGAATTTTGGAATGTCGCATTTACAATTTGGCTCAGAGATTATCCGCACACCCCTGGGTGGGTTTATAAACCATTCCGATAATCCTAATTGTGAAAAGGTCCAGCTGCGTTATACCAATATGGATAATCATAAGCTGACGTTTGATTTTAAGAAATGGAATTTAGTAACGATTAAAGCTATAAAGTCAGGGGAAGAATTAACGGTGAAATATGAATGGTATAAAGTTTAATAGGGGGGTTTTGAATTAAAATGAAACAAATTGTCATTCCTTACAGACCAAGAGAATTGCAGAATTTTTTACACAAGAAATGCGATAAGAACCGGTTTAATGTCATCATTGTTCACCGCAGGGGAGGCAAGACCGTATTCAGCATCAACCACTTAATCAAAGCAGCTCTAACCAATAAAAATCCATATCCTAGATATGCCTTTATTTCGCCATACCGGTTGCAGGGAAAAGCGACAGCTTGGGATTATTTGAAACAATATTCGGCAGCCATACCCAGCGTTAAGTTTAACGAATCAGAACTTAGAGTTGATTTTTCCCTTAATGATTCCAGGATACAGATTATAGGAGCTGAAAATTCTAACGCTATTAGAGGACAATACTTTGATGGGATTATCGTTGATGAAACACAGAATGTAGCACCGGATCTGTTTGATACTATTCTTAGACCTTGCTTGACTGATCGAACTGGTTTTGCCATTTTTATTGGAACGCCAAGAGGCAGAAATTATTTTTATGAATTACATGAAATGGCAAAGCATACCAATGAGTGGTTCACCTGTATTTTTAAAGCTAGTCAAACCAAGATTATTGACAACAAGGAATTAACGTCAGCCAAAGATGTCATGTCACCGGAATCCTACGCTCAGGAAATGGAATGTTCTTTTCAGGCTGGAATTTCAGGATCGTATTACGGAAGCATTATGGAGGAACTTGACCAAAAAGGTCGGATTAAGGATTTTGACATAGACGATGAACTGGAAACCGAAACCTGGTGGGATCTGGGCATGAACGATAGTACCGTTATGATTTTTGCCCAAAGGCATAATAATGAAATTAGAATTGTGGACTGCTATGAAAATTCTGGAGAGGGGTTGGAACACTACTTGAATATTATTGACAGCAAACCTTATAAATATTCCAAGCACATCGCACCCCATGACATTAGGGTGAGGGAACTGGGAACGAACAAGTCCAGATGGGAAACGGCAAAGGAATTAGGATTGGAATTTGACATCGCACCGAAACTTAGTATAGAAGATGGAATTGAACAAAGCAGACGGCTTTTACCAAAATGCTGGTTTCACAAAAAGAATTGCAAAAAGTTAACAGAAGCATTAAAGTCCTATTGTAAGCGGTGGGATGAAAAAAATAATTGCTTCAAGAATAGACCACTCCATAATTGGGCATCGCATTTTGCTGATGCTTTTCGTTATGGTTCCATCGTAGAACCGATTAATCGAAGCGACTGGAAAAAACCGATCAAAGTAAATACAAAGTATATAGTTTAGAATGGCAAAAAAAATCATACAACATGAAGATCCTGAATTAAGAGCTGTCATAAGCCAACAGATTGTTAATTCTTTAGGATATTTGGGCGGACCTCTTTCAGCACAACGAAGAAAATCATTAGAATATTATTTAGGCGATAAACTAGGAACGGAAATTGACGGAAGATCACAGGTCGTAAGCACCGATGTTGCCGACACCGTTGAAAGTATGCTGCCTAACCTTTTGCGAATCTTCACTTCCTCCGACAAAGTGGTGCGTTGCGATCCGGTAACGGCTGAAGATGTACCAATGGCTGACCAAGCTACAGCCTATCTCAACCATGTTTTTTACAAAGATAACGATGGTTTCAAACTTCTTTATAATTTTTTCAAAGATGCCCTGATTGAAAAAAATGGATTTTTAAAAGTCTATTATGACGAAAGCAAAAAGATTGAACATGAAACCTACAAGAATTTAAACGAACAGGAACATGATGCTTTAATGGAAACTGATGATGAAGTTGAAGTGATCGACAAGGAAGAAATTGTTGATGAAAAAGTAAAAGGACAAAATGAACTTATTATTGAAAAGGCTGAAGAAACGATTGTTGATCCGGCTCAACTTGAAATTATCAAAGCTCAACTTCCTAAACCCATTTTATATAATTGTACTTTAAGAAGAACGATTAAAAAAGGAATGATTAAAGTTGAATCCATTACTCCTGATGAATTTTTAATTAATCGTAATGCCGTATCCATTGATGAAGCGGACTTTGTTGCTCAAAGAGTTTATATGACTAGATCGGATATAATTCTTATGGGCTTTGACGAAGAGGATGTTATGCAACTGCCGACTGCCCAAACTTCTTTATTCGATACTGAAAATTTAGTCAGGCAAAGACAGATTAATGCCTTTCCCATAGAAACACCGACAGACAAGTCAACGGAAAAAGTTGAAATTTACGAATGTTATGTACGCTACGATTATGACAAAGACGGCATAGCGGAATTAAGAAAAGTTTTAACGGCTGGAGTTAATGGTTCTTTTATTTTGGAAAATACACCATGCGATACCATGCCGTTTGTTTCGGTTACTCCGATTCCAATGCCGCATAGATTTTATGGTCGTTCTATTGCTGAATTGGTTGAGGATATTCAATTAATGAAATCAACCGTCATGCGTCAACTGTTGGACAATATGTATTTAACCAACAACAACAGAGTGGCGATCATGGATGGTATGGTAAACATGGATGATCTTTTAACGACAAGACCTGGTGGTGTTGTTAGAACCAAGCAACCGCCAAACCAAGTCTTGCAACCTTTACAAGCTCAACCCATTTCCCAACAAGCTTTTCCTTTATTGGAATACTTGGATTCCGTTAGAGAATCCAGAACTGGTGTTTCAAGACAAATGCAGGGATTAGACGCTGATACGTTAAACGCAAAAACAGCAACTGGCGTTAATACGCTAATGACGCAAACACAGATGCGTTCTGAATTGGTGGCTAGGATTTTTGCCGAAACTGGTGTCAAGGATTTATTCAAAAAAATGTTTGAACTGATGGTCAAGTACCAGGATAAAGAAAAAGTGATTATGATTCATAACAAGTATGTTCCGGTTAAACCCACTGAATGGAGAGATCGTTTTAATATATCGGTAGTGGTTGGTTTGGGAACCGGCTCAAAGGAACAACAAATTGTTATGTTGAATAATATTTTACAAAGACAGCTTGAGGCTTTCAAATTACAGGGAAACAAAGAGTTTCCAATGGTTACTTTAACCAATATGTATAATACGTTATCCAAGATTATTGAAAATGCAGGACTGAAGAATGTTGATAGTTACTTTGTTAATCCTGAAGTAGGTAAACAAATGATGGGTCCTCCTACACCACCACCATTAACACCGATTGAAAAAATTGAATTTACTAGAATTGACGCAGAGAATAAGCGTAAGGTTGCTGATTTAGAACTTCAATATAAAGAATTACAACATCAAAACCAAGAAATGTTGTTAGACTTTGAAGCGAAGATTAAAGATATTTCGTTAAAATATAATACACAGCTAGATACCGCTAAAATTAAAGCGGATGCCGATCTTGACAAAATGATTATGGCTGATAGAACAAAAATTCTTGAATCCGCACAAAAAAGTGCTAATGTATTTAGTGAACAGTTTAAAGATATAAATGGACCAAAGAGATCAAGCGAAGAGAGAACTGGAGATGGGTCGATCATCTCAAGCGAAACAATTATTAGGGAATAAACTCTTTCAAGAGTCGTTAAGTACTCTTAAAAAAATTTATTCTGAGGCTTTGCTGGAGAAAACCGGAGTTAAAGAAGTTGACACAAGAGAAAAACTCTGGATTGCCTACAATGTGGTAGGAAAAGTAGAGCAGCATTTAAAAAGTATTCTTGAAACCGGAACGCTGGCGGAAAAACAGCTAGATACTTTCCGGAAACAACAACAAGAAAAGAAATTTTAACCGATAGGTTAAAATAAGCCAACCCAATTAAGGGAGCTTAACCAAGGAGGACAGGTATGTCTGAAGCAAACCCATTATTGTCCGATAAGGCAATGCAAGGTGCTGCTAAAGCTGTTGAGGGGTTGCTAGATCAAGGTAAAATTAATACCAAGACAACTAGCGAACCGAAAAAAGAAGTAGCAAAAGAAGAACCAAAGAAAACCGAAGATAAAACTGAGGAAAATTCTAAAGTTCAAACAGAAGAAAAAACTGAAGCTCAACCTGTGAAGGAAGCTGAAGAACAAGAAGAAGCGTCTAAAAAAGAAAACGCTGAGGAAACTCAAGTAACCGATTTACACCAAATAATAGTCAATGGTGAAAAAATTGATGTTGACCTTGATGAACTGAAAGCTGGTTATCAAAAAGATGCCGATTACAGACGAAAAACGGAAGAACTAGCCATCGACAAACGACAGTTGGTATCCGATAAAGATCGTCTAACCAAAGACTATTCAACCAAAATGACGGACTTGAATAATCTAACAGCGACTTTAAACGCTGAAGTCAATAGCGAATTAAGTTCTCAAGAACTTGATAAACTGTTTGATGAAGACCCTACTGAAGCTGCAAAACTTGAGAGAAAAATAAGGCGAAGAAGAGAAACAATCGCACAAGCTCAAAGAAAGCTACGTTCACACCAAGACGATCAGTTTCAGGAAATTTTAAGAGAAGAACAAAAAAAGGTTGCTTTAAAACATCCTGATTTTGGAGATCCGATAAAAGGATCATCTCTTAAAACAAACATGAGAAATTATTTACTGGGTAGAAATTTCAACGATCAAGAAATTAACCAAGTTTATGATTCAAGAATGTTTGATATTATTATGGATGCGATGACTCATCAAAATAACAAAAAGTTGAAACCAACTTTAGTTAGCAAGATAGTCAAACCAGACAAAATGGTAAGGTCAGGCGTTAAAGAAACTAAAGATGAAAGAATAAGTCATAACCGGTTGGAGAAAATTAAACGACTTCAACGAAGCGGTAATCCTAGAGATGCAGCGGAGTTGTTGTCAAAATACGTTTAACAACTAACAAGGAGAAAACAAATGGCTGTATTACTATCTTACGATACAACAGGCATAAGAGAGGACCTTTCTGATATAATTTATAATATATCACCAACGGACACTCCCTTTTTGTCAGGTGTTGGAAAAACAAAAGCTACCAACACTAATTATTCATGGCAGACAGATACTCTGACTGCTGTGGCTGTAAATGCTAAAGATGAAGGAGCTACGATTTCATATCCTACGCTTTCTTCATCTACTAAGCTGACAAACTACACTCAAATTTCTTCTAAAGCTGCACAGGTGTCTGGAACAGACCAAAGTGTAAATTTAGCTGGAAGAAACACAGAGTTAGCATATCAAGTCGCTAAATCCGCAAAAGAACTAAAAAGAGATATGGAAAATGCTCTTTTGGCTAATGTGGCTGCTGCGGCTGGAACATCAGGATCACCAGCAAGAAAATTAGGAGGAGTCGTAACTTGGATTTCCTCTAATGTATCTGCTGGAACAGGTGGATCAGGATCTGGTAGCGGTACTATTAGAACTGACGGAACTCAAAGAGCGTTCACAGAAACTTTACTGAGAGCAACTTTGAAAACTACTTGGGATAGCGGTGGAAACCCTGATACGATCATGCTTAATGGCTTTAACAAGCAAAAACTATCTTTCTTCACAGGTGGAGCAACTAGATTCGACAAAGCAGAAGATAGAAGATTAATGACTTCTATTGATGTTTACGAATCAGATTTTGGTACGATGAAAGTTGTGCCGAATCGTTGGATTAGAAAAGCTAATTCAACTTCCGCTAAAAGAGGACAAGATGTTTTACTGCTTGAAATGGACATGTGGGCAGTGGCATTTTTAAGAGATTTCAAACTAGAATCACCAGCGATGACTGCGGATGCAGATCAAAGGTTTTTAGTAGCTGAATATACTCTTGAATCTAAAAACGAAGCGGCAAGCGGACTGGTTACAGACGTAACTACTTCGTAATACTTAACAGTGTAAGGGGGGTAATCTAAAAAATCTGCTCCCCTTGCATTTATTTTAACATTGAAGCTCTAAGATTAGATTAAGAGCGGAACGATGGAGATAAATAATGAGAACACTTAACGATTATTTTGTAACCGCAAAAATTACTACTATTAGTACAGCAGGATCAACTTTTGTTCCTATTCCTGATGG